GCCGCGCCGAGCTGCTCGGCCCGCCCGTCGGCGAGCTCGACGCCGGCGGCGCACTACTTCGTCTCGAAGTACCAGTACGGGATCCGGATCAGCGACATGTACCACCGGCTCCCATCGCCGCTCGAGTGCCCGCGCGGCCCCGCGCTCTCTGCCATCGTCGTGACCGGATCGTCGCCGGGGATCGGCGAGGGCAGAGAGACCATCTCCAGAATGCGCCGGACCGCATCGCCGCGCGCTGTCGCCGTCGCGGTCCCGGCGTTCGCCGGCGACCACAGCTTGACCTGGATCCACCCGTTGCGGCGCGTCTTGCGCGTTCCGGCACGGCCCTGCGTGGCCTGCTGCGACATCGTCGGCTGGATCGTCAGCAGGACCTGCTCGTCCCCGCTCGGCGCGGCCTCGTTCTCCAGGATCAGCGGCACCCCGGGCTGCGCCGTTTCCCAGGCCGCCTTGAACGTGGCCGAGACGAGCTCGCGCATCTGCGCCTCGGTCACCGCGGCCCCCGAAGCCGCCCACCGATCCACCTGTACCCGGACCACCAGCCGGTGAGCGGCCAGACCCAGCGGAGCAGCGTCCAGCGTACCGGGCCGTGCCTGGGCGCATCGGCCCCCCACCAGCGCCCGCGAGGGCCGCGCAGCCACGCGCCGCGGTCGAACTCGGCCTGGAGCCGCACGCCAAGCCACTGCGGGAGCGCGAAGTTGAGCAGCCCGAGCGGCGATGCGACGCGCGCCCCGAGCGCTCCGACCAGCACCAGGACGCCGCACAGCGCCGCGGCGGTCACTCGTCGCCCTCCGAGCCGCTGGCCCCGAACGGCGAGTAGGCCGCGGCGACCCCGGCAGCGGCGCCGGCCCCGCGCGCTGACACGTCGGAGCTGCTCGTCACGTCGATCCGCAAGCCGTCGTAGCGCTGCTGGACATCGGCGACGGCGGCGTCTACTGCGACCAGGTCCCAGCCCGCCGGCCGCTGCGCGCTCGAGCCGAGGATTAGCCGGTCGATGTAGGGCGCGTTGTTGGTGACGTACACCGGCCCGTCACCGATCTTGTACGTCAGCAGCTCGGCCTGGCCAGCGGCCTGTGCGGCGCCGTCGTCCTCGCCGTCATGCGGCGCGCCGATCGATGGAACGAAGTTGCGCCGGGCGTGTCCGGTGTCCACCGGGCATGCCGCGGTCAGATTCGCGGCGACCTCGAGCGCCAGATCGCGCGCCACGCCGGCGAGCAGCGCTTCGAGGTTGGCGCGGACCGCGGCGGCCTGATCGCGGCTGGTCGGCACGGATCACCGCTTGGTGCGGCGGGGCTCGGGTGCGGTCATGCGCTCGAGCTCTGCGTCGGTGAGCGGCGCAGCGTTGTCCACCAGGCCGAGCACCCACAGATCCCAGAGGTCTCCCTCGGAGAGCTTCGCCTTGCGCCAGTCGAACGGCTCGCCTTGCTTGTACCTGCGCCCGGCGTGCACGAGGCCGCTCGCAACGAACGGCCGGTCGATGTGAAACTCTCGGTTCACGGCTACGGCGTGACCATGCCGGTGAACAGCGTTCCCATCTCCTTCGTGATGACGCCGTACCCGTGGTAGACGTCGATCACCGAGCGCTGCGAGCCGCCGGGTCCGGCGTTCTGATCCGGGAACACGCGGACCTGCATGCCGTCCATCGCGACGCCCTCCCAGACGAAACGCGCAAGCGCCGATGGCTGCTCGGCGCCGACGTTGAGCTGCGCGTCCGCGTCCCTGCCGCCGGCGCCCGGCGCGAAGTAGAGCAGCGCCGAATCGGACGGGATGATCAGCGTGTTGCTCGGCGTCTCGTTCTCGAGCTTCGTGTTGTAGACGGCCTTCGAGACACCGCACCACTGGAGCTCGAGCAGCATCGCCATCTGCTCGAGCGACGCGGGCCGCTGCAGGATCACCGGCGTCGTGCCGGTGGTCAGCTGGGCACGGACCTTCGCGTTGTTGCGCAGACCGTTCCAGAACTTGCGACCGAAGACCATCGCGATGGGGTCCTGCCCGGTCAGCAGGCCCTGACGGCGGATCTCGTCCGCGAGCATCTTCACGGGGTCGACGGTGTCGTCGTCGATGAACCGGCGCGTGCCGGTGGTCGCGCCGTCAGTGCCCGGCACCTCGCCGCTCGCCACGCCGGTGACGGTGCGGTACCACGCGCTCGAGACAAAGAACGTCTGCGCGACGCGGAGCTCGGCGCTTATCAGCGCCTTGTACGCGAGCGCCATCGGGATGATCACGTTGGGATCGCTGTCGACGTCCGCAGCCGCAGCCGCTGCCGCGTTGAGGTCATAGGCGAGCGAGCGAGCGTCCGTCTTGTACGTCGCCAGATCGCGGTTGAAGGAGCTGGTGTTGGGCGGGGCCGACGGGCCACGGAGCTGCAACTCGTCGCGGTTCAGGTCGCCCATCCGCCAGACCGTGTAGAGGCCGGTCGGCTTCTTGACGGCCTGGCGCGGCGCCAGGAACGGCGCGAGGAAGTTGGTCGCCGTCTGGAACCGACGGACCGCGATACCCGTCTGCGGGATATCGACGTAGAGACTGCCGGGCTGGAAATCGGTCATTGTCGTGGGCTCCTACGGCTGACTGGTGGGGCGCGATGCTTACGCGGCTACGCCCGCTTGATGGCGTGGATGAAGACCTGGCAGGCCATCGAGCCGGCCGCGCGGGTCGCAGTGATCTGGAAGCCGGCGCTCGCGGCGAGCGTGCGCTGCGCCTTGTCGAGCGTGCCGGACAGGGTCTTGGTCTTGTCGACGGCCGCGGCGATCGCGTCGGAGATCGCGGTGCCGCCGGCGGTCTTGAGCTGGATCGTGTTGCCCGCGCCGGCGGTGTCCTTGATCACCTCGACCTCGATCACCTCGAGCTTCTCGGGGTTGGTGTACGAGTAGGTCGCGGTCGCCGCGTCCGGGATGTCGATCGGGATGACGACCACCGCGCCGCTCGCGGCGAGCGCCGGCGCGACAGCCGCGTTGGCCACGGTCGTGCCGACGCCCGGGCCGCGCGAGTATGGTGCCCGGACACCGATGATCTGACCGGCCGCGGTGGCGGCATCGCACGCGATCGCGTTGATGTTGTCGCCCGAGGTGGCGGTCACGGCGCGGCCGACGCTATCGGTCGTGAGCGGATCGCCGCTGCTGAACGCCGCGCCGGCTTCGACCTTCATCAGGCGCTCGATGTCGAGATCCAGATCGTCGCCCGCCGCAGTCGGCAGGGTCGGATAGCCGCCCGAGATGATGCCGTCGGCGCGCTCACCGGCGACACTGCAGGCAAGCACGCCCGTCGAGGTCTCCTTGCCGAAGCGCCAGAGCTTGCCGGTGAGATCGCCTCCGGCGAGGCGGCGAATCGGGCGGGTATCTCTCGTGGCCATGGTTGCTCCTGTCGGTCGGTCGGATATGCGGTGTGGTTGCCGTCAGCGCCTGGCGGTCAGTGCGCCTGGCCGTTGGGACGCAGCGCGTCGAGCGCGCCCTTGAGCGCCTTGCCCTTGTCGGTCTTGAGGAACGGCACGATCGCGTCGAGCGGTTCGGCGATGTTCTTGGACTTCGCGAACTCGCCAAGGCCGGTGTTCCACGCATCGAGCGGCGCGACCGTTTCCGTGGGGTCGGCGTGCGGGTTGACACCCTTGGCGACAGTCAGCTGCTCGAGCGCGTAGTTCGCGGCCTTGATCGCCTTGACGACCTCGTCGTACTCGGCCGGCTCCTTGAACTCGTTGTGCAGCGCCTTGGCGATCCGCCCGCGCATGTCGCCCTTGGTGCCCTTCGCGAAATGCGTGAGCAGCTCGTCGCCGCGCTTCGAGAACACGAGGTTCTGCTTCTCGACCTCGGTCGCGCGCTGCATCTTGAGCGCGGCGTCGGTTGCCTTGACCGCCTCGATGATCTCGAGCGGACAGGACTTGCGGTACTCGCGGCCCGTCTCGGTCGACGTGTAGATGACGGAGTCGGCCTTCGCGATGTCGTCGACGGTGGTCTGACGCTGATCGGGCCGCAGCGCGAGGAACTGCTCGGCGTCGGCGCCCTTGAGCGTCTCGAAGTGCTTCCGCTGCCCATCGGACAGCGTGGCCATCTTCTCGAGCCGAGCGTTCTTGGCCTCGAGGTCGCGGATTCGATCGTTCAGGTCGGCCATCTCGTGCTCCTTGGGTTCGCCCTTGACGGTAGGGGCCGCCCCCGAGGGGGTCGAAATCCGGCGCGGCGCGCGCGCCGAGATCACGACCACGGCCGCGCCGGAGCCGCTGTCCTCGTCGGTGACCGGCACCGGGACGCCGTCGCGCCGGTCCATCGCGGCGCCGCATTTCGGGCAGAACCGGCAGCTCGCCTCGGCCAGCTCGCCGCAGCCCGGGCAGCGCTCGCCGCTCTCGTTCAGCGCGGCCTGGCGCAGCACGTCCGCCGGGACGGACGCCTCGACCTCGTGCGTGTGGCCGCTGTCCTGGGCGATCGTGACCTTGCCGGTCGTGTCGTCGTACACCCAGGCATGGCTGTGACCCTGCGTCGCGCCGTCGGCGGTTTGGTACGACGTCGAGAGCTGGTCGCTCCAGCTGTCGGCCGGATCGTCGAGGTCGATGGAGTGCTGGTGGCCGTCGACGGGCGAGGTCAGGACGACCGTTGCGCTCTCGCCGTCCTTGCGCACGCGCTTGCTCGCCTTGTCGTGCTGCGCCGCGAGTAGCTTCTCGGCCTTGACCTGCAGCTTGTCGCGCACGTCCTTGGGCAGCGAGCTCTGCGGGATCCTGCCGATCGCGTCGCGCAGGTGCGGAACGTCGACGGTGCCAGAGGCGTCCTTGTACGGGAAGTGCCGCAGCGAGCGCGGCGCCGTCTTGCCGTCGGCGTCGGCCTTGCCGCCGGGCTCGACGTAGAGGAACGAGGAGTCGGGCAGACCGTCGACGTCCGCGGTGGTCCAGGTGGACTTTGCCGTGCGTGCGGGGACCGGGCGCGCGAGCCGGCTCGGCACAGGACGCCGCGCGCGCTTCATCGCCTTGCCGCAGCCGGAGCACTTCTCGTCGTTGTCCGAGCCGTACTGGCCGCAGCCGGCGCACTTCGGCTTGTCGGTCTTCACGAGCTCGCGGATGCCGGTGCCGGCGATCGACACGCCGGTGTATTCCTTGTTGCGCAGTTTCACGAGCTGCTCAGCGGTGGGCCGAATCGCGACCATGAGGCCCGAGGTCTTCACCGCGGCGCCGGCCTCCTTACCGAGCATCGCGGTCGCGATCTCCGGATCCATCGGGTAGGCGAACGCGACGTAGCCCTCGGTCGGATCCTCGGCGTGCATCTCGTCGACGGGGCCGCCGGCGCGAACGAACGCCTCCGCCGCCTTGATGAAGTCCGCGGTGATCGCGTCGCCCTGCAGGTCGTGGTAGGGCTTGCCGCCGTCGGTGCAGGTGAAGGCCCAGCAGTACACGAGCGGATCGGTGCCCTCGCCGACCTTGATCACCTCGAGGGTCAGCGGCTGGGCGCTGTCGCCGAGCTGCATCTCCTCGCCGCCCTTGCGCTTGATCAGCCGGATCGCCGCCGTCTCTTGTGCGGGGACGTCGACGAGCGAGAGCCACTTCAGCGTCTCGAGCTTGAGCCTGGTGCGCGACGGTGCGGGCATGCCCCAGACGCTGTCGTGGGCAGGGGTACCGGGGCGATTACCGGACTTCTTCGGCTTGGCCGGCTTGCCCTGTTTCTCTGGCAAGCGCGGGGCGCGACCCGTGATCTTCGAGAGCTCGCGGATAGCCGACTCCGTCTTCTTCTGCTCGGCCTTGATCGCTGACCGCACCTCGGAGTGGTCCAGGCTAGGCGAGTCGTCCAGCCTGCTGCGCTGGGCCGTCAGGTAGGTAGTGCTGGCCTCCTTGGCGCGCTCCAGGTCATCGCCTGTCGCCTTCGGAGTCACCAGGTCGTGATCGCCGAACTTGCTGAGCGCCTTGTCCGCGGCAGCGTGGCTAGCCTTGGACGCGGCCTGAGTCTCCTTGAGCGCCTCGTGCGTCGCGGTCTGCTGCTCGTGCAGGTGCTCGAGCGCGGACTGTGCTGTCTCGGCATGGCGCGCTGTCTCGGTCTTGATGGCGTCCAGTGCTGCATTGTGAGCAGAGAGTGCCGCAGCGTGCTCCGCGTTGTGGCTGGCGAGAGCCTCGGCGTGCTCTTTCTCATGAGCGGCGACCGCCTGTTCATGAGCGGCCAACGCCGACGTGCGCTCAGCCTCATGCGCGCTCAGTAACGCCGCGTGCTGCTCCGGTGTGTGAGGGCCCTCGATGTCGTCAGGGTGTGGGTGGGTGAAATCGTAGCTATCTTCGTCCGGGTGTGGATGCTCGAACTCCACCGACTCCGGATGTGTATTGCGGAACTGATAATCACCCTCTTCTGGGTGCTGATGCCGGAACTCGAACTCGTCGCTGTCAGGGTGCGTCGGTATCTCGTGCTCTGACACATCGCCGTGGGCCTGAGCCATGGACTCGAAGTCGTGCTTGGATTCACCCGCTCCCGAGTCCTCATGAGCGGAGTGGGTTTCGTCGAACGCGTCACCGAGCTCGTGGGTGTGCTTGAACTCGAGACCAGATATCCCGCGATCCTCATCTT